AAGTAGTAGCAACTCCTTTAGCTTATGACACAGGTGTGAGTGTTGGAGATATTGTGGTTATACATCACAATGTGTTTAGGAGGTTTTATGATATGAAAGGGAATCAAAAAGATAGTAGATCAATGTTTATTGATGGATTATATTTTGTTGCTCCTGATCAAATATATTTATATGGAAAACCTAAAAAATGGAAGACATTTAATGATAGATGTTTTATTATTCCAATTAAAAATAAAGATAGCTTCTCTCTTGAAAAAGAGCAAAAGCTTATTGGTATACTTAAATACGGTAATAGTTCCTTACAAGCGCTAGAAATCAATCCTGGGGACCTTGTAGGTTATACTCCTGGCGGAGAATTTGAATTCGTTGTTGATGAGGAAAGATTATACTGTATGAAATCTAATGATATTGTAATTAAATATGAATACCAAGGAAACGAAGAAGAATATAATCCTAGCTGGGCAAAAAGCAGTTGAGGAATTAATAAAAGTAGCTAGAGAAAAAATAGTTGATTCAGATGATGATATATCAGCTGATAGATTAAAAAACGCTGCTGCTACAAAGAAATTAGCAATATTCGATGCTTTTGAAATACTTTCACGTATTGAACAAGAAGAACAATTGTTAAATGATGAATCTGCTGATTCACCACAAAAAAATTTCAGAGGTTTCGCTGAAGGTAGATCTAAGTAATGTACGAGCAAACACTATACAAAGTACTGCCTGATCACGTTAAGTCTAAAACCATAAAAACCCAAAATAGATATAAAAAATGGGAATATGGTTATAACAAAGAACACGATGTTGTTGTTATAAGCAAGACTGGAAAGATTGGAGAAATATATGAAATACAAGGATTAAAAATAGCTTTACCTTACATAGATAAAGCTTATTCAAGATCTGAAAATAAATTAGATCAGTATTGGGAGTCTCATAAAATTCCAACAGAGTTATCAAAGATTAAAACAATTTTTGAATGGGACACTTATCCTGATCACTTTAAAAACAAATGGTATGAATATATTGATCAAGAGTTTGAGTACAGGGAAAAAGGTTTTTCGTTTTATAACAAAGGTGTTCCTACTTATATCACTGGCACTCATTACATGTACTTGCAGTGGACCAAGATTGATGTTGGGCAACCAGACTTTAGGGAAGCAAATAGATTATTCTTTATCTTCTGGGAAGCTTGCATGGCAGATAGCAGATGTTTCGGAATGTGCTACCTTAAGAATAGGAGGTCCGGTTTTAGCTTCATGGCCAGCGGAGCAGCAGTTCATATGGCAACAATATCTTCTGATGCGAGATTCGGGATCTTATCGAAATCAGGAGCAGATGCTAAGAAGATGTTTACAGATAAGGTGGTACCTATATCAATCAACTATCCTTTCTTCTTCAAACCAATTCAGGACGGAATGGACAGGCCGAAGACCGAGCTCGCCTACCGTGTACCAGCGTCCAAAATCACCAGAAAGTCCGTCGATAAGGTATCCATTGCCAAAAACGAATTACAGGGACTTGATACGACCATCGACTGGAAAAACACCGGTGATAACTCGTACGACGGTGAAAAGCTCAAGCTTTTAGTACATGATGAATCAGGTAAATGGGAAAGACCTGATAATATATTAAATAACTGGAGGGTTACAAAAACAACTCTAAGACTTGGTAGTAGAATTATTGGTAAGTGTATGATGGGATCAACATCAAATGCTTTAGATAAAGGAGGTGAAAACTTTAAAAAACTTTATTATGACTCAGACGTTACCAAGAGAAACCGCAACGGACAGACTAGTTCAGGATTATATTCTTTGTTCATACCTATGGAATGGAACTACGAAGGATTCATTGATACTTATGGAATACCTGTCTTCGACACTCCAGAGAAACCCGTTAAAGCAGCGGATGGATCGTTAATTGAATACGGTGTTATAGAACACTGGCAAAATGAAGTTGATGGTTTAAAAAATGACCAAGATGGTTTAAATGAAATGTATCGTCAGTTTCCAAGAACAGAAGAGCATGCGTTTAGAGATGAGGCTAAGCAATCACTGTTTAATCTTACAAAAATATACCAACAAATAGATTACAATGAAGATCTTAGGAATACTTCTGTAGTAACAACTGGTAGTTTTGCATGGGAAAACGGTATGCCAGATACTAGAGTAGTATTCAATCCGCATAAAGATGGAAGGTTTAAAATAACCTGGGTACCACCTAAACATCTTCAAAACCAAGTGATAATAAAGAATGGTGCTAAATGGCCAGGAAATGAACAGCTTGGTGCATTTGGATGCGATAGTTACGATATATCAGGTACTGTTGATCAAAGAGGTTCAAATGGATCTCTACACGGTTTAACTAAATTTTCTATGGAAGATGTTCCACCGAATCATTTTTTCTTAGAATACATAGCAAGACCACAAACTGCTGAGATATTTTTTGAAGAAGTTTTAATGGCTTGTATTTTTTATGGTATGCCAATACTAGCTGAAAACAATAAACCTAGACTTTTATATCACTTTAAAAGAAGAGGTTATAGAGGTTTTTCAATGAATAGACCAGATAAGATTTGGAATAAATTATCTGTAACAGAAAGAGAGATAGGTGGAATACCTAACTCTAGTGAAGATATAAAACAAGCACACGCTGCTGCTATTGAAACCTATGTTGAATCTCATATTGGGTTGTCTGATACTGGTTACGGAGATATGTATTTCCAAAGAACACTAGAAGATTGGGCTAGATTTAATATAAACAATAGAACAAGTCACGATGCGTCTATTAGTTCTGGTTTAGCTTTAATGGCTTGCAATAAACATAGGTATGTACCTATAAACAGAATAGAAAGACAACCTGTTAATCTAGGTATAAAAAGATACAATAATGATGGTAGTACCTCAAAAATTATAACGTAAATGAATATATACACAAATACCAATAGTTCTTTTCCAAGCCAAGTGGTTAGCGATGTGGAAAAAGCATCGTTAGAGTATGGTATTCAAGTGGCAAGAGCCATTGAACAAGAATGGTTTGATCAAGGAAGAACTAATGCTAACAGGTATCAAACAAATTATAATAACTTTCATCAGTTAAGATTATACGCTAGAGGTGAGCAGTCTATACAAAAATATAAAGATGAGTTGGCTATTAATGGTGATTTGTCTTATCTTAATTTAGATTGGAAACCAGTACCTGTTATATCTAAGTTTGTAGATATAGTTGTTAACGGTATGACGCAGAAAGGTTATCAAGTCAAAGCAATGGCTACAGATCCTTTTGCATTAAAGCAAAGAACTAATTACGCGTTTAACGCTTTAAGAGATATTGAAAACAAAGCATACATAGATCAAATAAATGCAGAGTTTGGACAGAATTTATATGCTTCTGCTGAACCAGACAAACTACCAGATAACAAAGAAGAGTTAGATCTTTTTATGCAATTAAGCTATAAGCAGAGCATAGAGATAGCTGAAGAAGAAGTAATAAAGACTGTTTTAAATCAAAACAAGTACGACGAAACTAGAAAAAGAGTAGCTCAAGATTTAACGATATTGGGTATATCTTGTGTTAAAACAAGCTTTAATGTTTCAAATGGTATTGTAGTTGACTACGTAGATCCAGCTTATTTAGTTTATTCTTATACAGAAGATCCTAACTTTGAAGATATATATTATGTTGGTGAAGTTAAATCGATAACTATACCTGAATTAAAGAAACAATTCCCTTATATATCTGAAGAAGAGTTAAAAGATATTCAAAACATGCCTGGCAACAACCAATATATAACTGGTTGGGCAAATTATGATGAAAATACTGTGCAAGTTTTATACTTTGAATACAAGACTTATAACAATCAAGTATTTAAAATAAAACAAACTGAGAATGGGTTAGAAAAAGCTATTGAAAAAGATGATAGTTTTAATCCTCCTGAAAACGATAACTTTGAAAGAGTATCAAGAACAATAGAAGTTTTATATTCTGGAGCCAAAGTATTAGGTAATAATACTATGTTAGAGTGGAAATTAGCTGAGAATATGACAAGGCCCTATGCTGATACCACTAAAGTAGTTATGAATTACACTATAGCTGCTCCAAGAATGTACAAAGGAAGAATTGAGTCTGTAGTTAGCAAAATAACTGGTTTTGCTGATATGATTCAATTAACTCACTTAAAGCTACAACAAGTAATGTCAAGGATAGTACCAGATGGTGTTTTCTTAGATATGGATGGTTTAGCGGAAGTTGACTTAGGTAACGGAACAAACTACAATCCAGCGGAAGCATTAAATATGTATTTCCAAACAGGTAGTGTAGTTGGTAGATCACTTACTCAAGACG